TACGCCTCGGTGCTGCGTACCCGCAAGCTGGCCGTGGCAGCCCTGCCGCCCACGGTCGAAGCCGCCAGCGAAGACGCCGCCGATGTGAAGCTGGCCGAGGCCGTGCGCCAGTTGATGGAGAGTGACCAGATCCCCGAGCTGTTCTTCGACCTGCTCGATGGTCTCGGCAAGGGGATGGGGGTGTGCCAGATCCTGTGGGACACCAACCGCACCCCCTGGACCCCGATCGATTACAAGTGGGTGGACCCGCGTTATCTGCGCCCGGATGCCGATACCCTGAGCGAGATCATGCTCATCAGCGATGATGCGCCCCAGGGCAAACCGCTGGAGCCCTACAAGTTCATCGTGCATCTGCCGCGCACCAAGTCCGGCAGCATCTGGCGCAACGGCCTGACCCGCCTCTGCGCCGTGATGTATATGCTCAAGAGCTTCACCATCCGGGACTGGTGGGCGTTCGCGGAGGTGTTCGGCATCCCGGTGCGGATCGGCAAATATGGGCCCAATGCTACCCCCGAGCAGATCGCCACCCTCAAGAACGCCATCGCCACAATCGCTTCCGACGCCGGGGCGGTGATCCCGAATTCGATGCTGATTGAGCTGGTCGAAACCGCGAAAGGCAACGGCGGCAATACGCTGTTCGAGAGCATGGCCCGCTGGTGCGACGAGCAGACCAGCAAGGCGACGCTCGGCCAGACCATGACCACCGACAACGGCAGCTCCCGTTCCCAGGCAGATGTGCATAACGAGGTGCGGCTCGACATCGCCAAGTGGGATGCCCGCCAGCTCGAAGCCACAATCAACGAGTTCCTGGTCAAGCCGTTCATCATCCTCAACTGGGGTGTGCAGAAGGCTTATCCCCGCGTCTGCATCCGGGTACCGGAGCCAGAAGACCTCAAGTTGCTGGTCGAGAGCATCACCCCGCTCATCGATCGCGGCATGAAGGTCCGGTCGAGCGAGCTGCGTGACAAGTTCGGGCTGGCAGAACCGGATAAGGACGAGGAGCTGATGCAGCCCCTCACCGTCATGGAGGCGCAAGCCGCCCAGGCTGCGCAACCGCTGGCCATGAACCGCGCCCAGGGCCGGCGGCTGGCCATCAACCGCATCCAGCAATCTAGCGAAGCCATCATTACCGAGCTGACCGACGAGGCGATGCAGGATTGGGTCGAGCTGGGTGGCGAGGAGTTTATGAACCCCATTATCGAGCTGGCCAACAGCAGCTCCAGCTTTGATGAGTTCAATGCCGGGCTGCTCAAGCTCCAGGAGCAGCTGGCGCCGGAGGCGTTCGTGCCGCAGCTGGCCGACTACATGTTCCGCACCCGTGGCCTGGGAGATGTGCAGGATGGCTGAGATCAAGACCACGGCTTACCCGCCCCAGGCGGCGCTAGACTGGTTCAAGGCCAAGGGGCTGGCCCCCGCGTTCGACTATCGCGACGTGTGGAAGGAGGAGCAGGCCAACGCCTTCACCGTGGCCAAGATGCTCAACGCCGATCTGCTGGTCGAGGTGCGGCAGCTGGTCGAACAGGCACTGGCGGAGGGGCAGACCTTCGCCCAGTTCAAGGCAGTGCTGGAGCCGCTGCTGGTCAAGTCAGGTTGGTGGGGCATCCAGGAGATGGACGACCCGGCTACCGGCGAAACCAAGACCGTGCAGCTTGGCAGCGAGGGGCGCATCAAGACCATCTACCGCACCAACATGCGCACGGCCAGGGCGGCAGGCCAGTGGCAGCGTATCGAGCGCACCAAGCGGGCCATGCCCTATCTGACCTACAGCCTCGGCCCGGCCAAGGAACACCGCGCCATGCATGTTGGCTGGAACGGTCTGACCCTGCCGGTGGACGATCCCTGGTGGTCCACCCATATGCCGCCCAATGGCTGGGGCTGTGTCTGCGGGGTGCGTCAGGTCAGCACGTATGAACATGACCAGATGGTGGCCAAGGGGGATGCCATGACCAGCGCCCCGAACGATGGCACCAGGGAGTGGGTGAACAAGCGCACCGGGGAAGTGGAGGTGCTGCCCAAGGGTATCGAGCCGGGTTGGGACTACAACCCCGGCAAGGGTCGCGAGCAAGCCCTGCAGGACGACTTGGCGACCAAAGAGCAAACAATGCGCCAGACGCTCTCAGCGCCTCTGTGAGCGCTTAACCGCTACATGGGTTGGCGTGAAAAGGGTTTAAACGATTCGGGGGCGATTTAAACAGTTTTTAAACAGTGCTGGGGGTGGTGGCAAGGCTGTAGTTTTATCGTCATCCTGCCATCCCCCCTTGCCAGTTCAATTTTGCCCTGTACCCTATTGATGCCCGGTCATCCACTCCCTCCAGCCGTTCTGCCCAGTTAACCTCTCTGCATTGAAGCGAAAACCGTCACTCTCAGCAGTCCCCCGATCCCACTCATCCTGAACTCGCCTTAACCAATTCACTCAACCAGCCCAGGCCATCTGGCGGGAGGTTGTTATGTGACGGAGCGAGTCATGCCCAAAACCTATCTAGCCCTCTGCTTTGACCTGTCGCGTCAGGAAGTCCGTGACGAGAAGGTCTGGCTGCCGCTCGTTCCGGCGGGGGTGTTTACCGGTAACGACGGGCGCACCTGGAACAACAGCAACCCGGATGCCGTGGTGGCGTCGTTCACCAAGAAGCGCCCGTTTGATATCGAGCACTCCACCCACATCAAAGGCCCCAAGGGGGAGAAGGCGCCAGCCGTAGGCTGGATCCTGGCCCTGCAAAATCTCGGCGGCGAAGTGTGGGGCATGGTGGAGTGGAACAGCGAAGGGCGCGAGACCCTGGAGAAGAAGGAATATGCCTTCTACTCCCCCGCGTTCTTGTACGACGCATCAGGCATGGTGCGCGGCATCGCCAGTGCCGGCCTGACCAACGAACCCAACCTTGACCAAATCCCTGCCCTGAACCGTGAGGAAACTCAAATGCCATTGCCCGTAGAACTGACCCAGGCGCTGGGTCTGGGCGCTGATGCGGAGATTGCCACCGCACTCACCGCCATCAACACCCTGAAAGCCGACCACCAGTTGGCCCTCAACCGTGCCAACGCAGGCCCTGACCTGACCAAGTTCGTCCCGAAAGAGACCTACGAGCTGGCGATGAATCGCGCCACCACCGCCGAGTCCCAGGTGCTGGCTGTCGAGACCGCCAAGCTCGAAGCCCTGGTCGATGACGCTATCTCGTCCGGCAAGATTGCCCCGGCCAATAAAGAGATGTTCCTGGGCATGTGTCGCGCCGAGGGTGGTGTCGAGAAGTTCAACGCCTTTGTGGCCAGCGCCCCGGTCATCGCCGATGCCAGCCAGATCAAGGTCAAGGATCCCCAGCAGGTGGGGGTACTGAGCACCGATGAACTGGCCCTGTGCCGCAAGATGGGCCAAAAGCCCGAAGAATTCCTGGCTGCGAAGCAAGCCATGAAAGCCAAGCAAGGGGAGTAAACAAACATGGCCTTTACCACAGCCCAAATTCTGGAAGCGCTGACCGTCAGCATGTCAGCCTCCTACACTCGCGGCCTTAATACCATCACCCCGCAATGGGAAAAAATCGCCACCAAGGTACCGAGTTCCGGTAGCTCCAACTTCTATGGCTGGTTGAAAGATCTGCCCGGTATCGTGCAGTGGGTCGGCCCCCGCATGCTGGTCGAACTGGGGAGCCATGGCTACCAGATCGAGAACAAGACCTTCGAGGCATCCATCGTCATCAAGCGCGAAGACGTTGAGGACGATCAGATCGGCAAGTACAGCGTGGTCTCCGAGAGTTTTGGCAAAGAGGCGGCCCTGTTCCCGGACAAGAATGCCTATGGCTTGCTGGCGGCGGGTTTCTCCACTCTCTGCTATGACGGCCAGAACTTCTTCGACACCGATCACCCGCTCGAAACCACCCCGGCCAGCACCTTCAGTAACGTGATCGGCGATCCGCTCACCGACCTTGGCGCGCCATGGTTCTTGATCGATGACACCCAGGTGGTCAAGCCCATCGTGTTCCAGGACCGTCGCCCGTTCGACTTCCAGACCATGAACGCGACCAGCGAGTACACCTGGTTCAACAACCAGTTCGCGGCGGGTGTCGATGGTCGCCAGGGTTACGGCTTCGGCTTCCCGCAAACCGCCATCGGCTCCAAGGCGGGGCTGGACGAAGCCAGCTTCGCCGCCGCCAAGCAGAAGTTGGCCGAGATGAAGAAAACCAGCGGTGACCCGCTCGGTACCATGGCCACTAAGCTGGTCGTCGGCCCGAGCAACGAGGCGGCAGCCCGCAAGATCGTGCAGCGCGAGTACCTCGAAAACGGCGAGAGCAACATCTACTACAACAACGTCGAGATCGTCGTCAGTCGTCACCTGCCGTAAGGCCTCATTTTAAGGACCTTTAAACATGGCTGGTAGTAAGCGAACGAAGGCCCCCGAGGCCGACAAAAGCCAGCAGCTGGCAGCTGCTGCAGTGGCAGGCGGTACCGAGCTGGCGCAAGCGCAGACCGAACCGCTGCAAGGCGTGAACCTTGAGCAAGCCGCCGAGGCGCAAGGGGTGGATGTGCTGACCGTTGAACGGTTGCCCGTTGATGCTGGTGATATCGACCTGGCCAGTCTCGATCCCGCCGATGTGATTGATGCCTCACAATGCAGCCTGGTGATGGGCGTCGATGTTGATCAGCCTGATTGGCTGCTCGGCCAGTTCGACGTCAAGGCCAAGAGCCCGGCCGGGTTCTGGCGCTGTGGCATCCAGTTCCTTCACTCCACTCCTACCAGGGTGTTTGCAGTGACGGCCAAGGCCGATGTGCCAGACGACCACGACTGCACCATCCCGGGCTGTTACCTGACCGCCGATGAGGCCAGACGTGTCTACAACGACCCCTGGTTGAAAGTGCTGGTCGATAGCACCGTCATCAAGGACTAAGCCATGGCCATCTACGCGACGAAGCAGGATCTGGAAGCGCGGGACGGGAGCCTGCTCTACAACCTCGCCCTCGACCGCTCTACCGACACCCTCAACGACACCTGGATCGATGAGGCGCTGGCCACCGCCGATGACGAGATCAACGGCTACCTGTCTCGTCGTTACGTGTTGCCGCTGCCGGAAGTGCCGGATCTGCTCAAGCGGCAGGCCGTGGTCATCGCCTTCTACTGGCTCGGGGATCGGGATCACCAGGTCACCGACCTGCTGCAAGACCGCTACGACCGCGCCATCAAGAAGCTGCAGGAGATCGCCAGCGGCAAGGTGGATCTGGGCCTTCCCACCCCTGACCTGCCGCCAGAAGGGGCAGTCGGCAAGGTGGAGCTGGTGCAGGAGGACGAGCGGTTGTTCACCCGTGACTCGTTGCGCGGGGTGCTCTGATGGGTATCGGCGTGGATGTCCAGGTCAGGGGTGAAGAGCTGGCGCGCTATCAGCGTCTGCTCGATACCCTGGGCCGCAACGACTACAAGGCCGAACTGCTCGACACCATCGGCGCGGTTGCCGAAAGCCAGACCCGCCGCCGCATTGCGGACGAGAAGACCTCGCCGGACGGTACGCCCTGGACACCATGGTCAGCTGCCTACGAGAAGACCCGCCACGGCAATCAGTCCCTGCTGCAGAGCGAAGGTGGTCTGCTCGACAGCATCGAGTACCAGGTAGAGCGCGGCAAGGTGCGCATCGGTTCGGCCCTGGCCTATGCCGGGGTGCATCAGGACGGGTTCGACGGTGCGGTACAGGTACCGGCGCATGTCCGTCGCATCACCCAGGCGTTTGGCAAGGCGCTCAAGTACCCGGTTTATCAGTCGGTGGGGTCATTCACCCGCCAGATGGCCATCCAGCCGCGTGAGTTCCTGGGGCTGTCCCGTACCAACCAGACCGAGTTGCTGAGCGTGATCGGCGACTTCTGGCAGCAAGTGATGAGGGAGACCCAATGAACCGCCCGGATTTTGGCACCATCGGCAGCACCGTCTCCGCCTGCGAGGGGGTGGTGCAGTACCTCAAGCCTTACCTGGAAGCGACCGGCCCTGGTGCTGATCGGATGATTGACCGGGTGCAGACCGTCGAGCGCCATATCGGCCAGTTCGACAAGGCGGAAGAGATTGATCGCTGGATGAGCAACAAGGATGGCGGTGTGCGCATCGCCGCCGTGCAGGTCCCCAAGATGGAGAACCAAGGCAATACCCTGGTCGGCACCATCGAGTTCGCGGCCTATGTGTTCTGTGCTGACCTGTACGCCTACGGCAAAGACCAGCGGGCAGAAGTGATCGCGGGCCGTCTTGCCAAGGCGCTGATGCTCAAAGGCGGCTGGGTGGGTGCTGGCAGTGCCAAGGCACCAGAAAAGGTGGCGATGCGAAACCTGTACGCCCTTAAGACCGATAAGAAAGGGGTCGCCATCTGGTCAGTCACTTGGTTGCAGGACTGGCCGCTCGATAACCCCATCGACCCCGATACGCTCGACGACTTCCTGCGCTTCAACTGGAAGGCCGAACAGGCCTACGGTGCGCCGGAACTGGAGGCAGAGATCAACCTGCCAGGACCCAACCCATAAAAGGGGATGAGATGCAGATCGTAGTGAAACCAGCCAAGGGGCTAACCGTGTTGAAGCCGGATGGCGGCAAGCTCGCCGCCGAGGGTGAGACCGTCACCCGCAACAGCTTCTGGATCCGCCGCCTCAATGATGGCGACGTGACCTATGCCGGCCTGACTGTTTCGACAGGTGATGAATCAGCTGGAAAACCGGCCGCCAAGGCTGCCAAAACCAAACCGAGCGAGGAGTAACCCATGGCTCTTGGAACTATCCCCAACGATGTGCGCGTGCCGCTCGTCTAT